GCCCGTGTTTAGTTCACGAATCGCCCCCGTCAAAGTACCATCCCCCAATCCAGAGATATCATTTTCTCCCAGGAGATTATACAAATATCTGGCGTTCTTTGCGACAAGTGACAGCTTGCGGAACATTCCTTTGAGAGTTTCGCCGCTGGTAAACAATCCTACATTTGCCCATCCAGTAGGATTAAGGGCATCTCCAGATTCATATTCTACTACGTTTTTAGATATGTCTTCTCCCTGCCCTAATTTTGCATCAAGTGCCTGTTGTTGGGCTTTACTGACGGGCTTATCTATATCTGATGTATTATCTACATTCCCAAGTCCAATGTTTTCAGCAGTAATATTCACAAATCCCTTTTTATATGTATCCTCAGCAGCACCTTTTACCCCTACTACACCTGTTCCTGCAATGCAGTCCCAAAAGCCATCTGCCGTCCAGTATACGTTCGTTCCTGGAGCATATTCATGCCCTTCACCTTCCTTAAATTCATCTGTGGTTATAAACGCATCCGATATATTGTACATATATCCCGAATTCTTGGTCTGGTTGGACAGGTCCGCAAATATAACCGTCCCCATCGGCAGGAGCCCTCCCGCCAGTCCCTGAGTGATCCTTTCTGCCTGCTCTTTATAATATCTTGCATTATCTGCATCTTCTCCGGTGCGGGTTCCTGTCCCCCCGTGAGCATAGCTTTCTGCGGATATTGCTGCTGCAACCGCACTATTGGCCTTAACTTCCGCCAGATTGGCTGATGCCGATGCCTTGTTCGCTTTATCTGACGCATCATCGCAGAATCCTTCTGCTTTCTGGGCCGCAACTTTAGCCGCCTGCTCCGCTTCTTTTGCAGATATCTCTGACTTTCCTGCTGCCGCCGCTTTCTGTATTGCAACCGCTTCGGATGCCGCTGCCTTAGAGGAGGCATCTGTAGCAATATTTTTACTTTCCTCTGCTGATGCCGCATCCGCTGCGGCAGATATTGCAGACAGCCCGGCTTCCTGTGCTGATCCTGCTGCCGCTTCCGCCGAAGCTGCTGCCCCCTCTTTGTGCTGTCCAGCCTCTGTAGCTGCCTTCTGAGCAGCCTTTGCCATTTCCGTAGCACTTCCCTGCGCAGTATCCGCTACCGAATCAATCTCTTTAATGGCGTCGTGAATAGATTGACGCACATCTTTCCCATATACCGCTTTCATGATATCGTCCAAATACTTACTGATCCTGCTCATCCTTATTTCCTTTCCAGCGCACTTACCCTGTTCTCCAGCGCATCAATCCTTCCATTGATTTCTGCGATCATTTCATATGCATATCCAACTCTTTCTGATAAATACTCCTGACTGTTTGCTATCTCTGTAAATTTCTCATTATTTAGCTCTCCATTTACTGTTAAATTTCCATCCAGGACAACCCCGTTTGTACCACCTGACATTCTGCACCACTGCCCTTCATTGGTGTTTGTCCCAGAGGGTATAAAATATACCGCAGGAGAAACTATCCCGTTAATTGTCCTTACCCTCTGGTTAAACAGATGCCTTTCCGGGAAATTATTAGGGTTCAGCCCGTCGTTCATGACATAATAACTGTTAAACTTGTTCGTCTCTGGATCAACAAATCCTAGCGAGAATGCCTCCAGGGCACTTCCAATGGCAGCTGAATATTTCCCACCGTCCCATTTGACAATGGAAAAAACGGATTCGATGCTTCCAGACCTTAACAGTTTCAAGGTACCATTTATGAGCTTCGCTTCACGGTCCTCCCCAGTCCACTCGCTTATCCCCCTCGCGCTGAATGTGCCAAATGCATCAATCCCATCTTTGTCCCACTTGCCGATCTGATTACCGCTCTTATCAACGATCAGTATCCGGCCATTTTCATTGTTGATCCCCCCGATCTTCAGGACACCTCCTTTGATCCGATCCGCAATCATCGTTCCTGCCAGGATGTAATCTGCAACAATCTTTCCATCCATGGTAATGGCCGTCCCATATGTCCCATTGTATCCGTCAGAGGAATAACCAAGCCCATTAATGTTCCACCGCCATACCTTTCTGGCCGTATTGATGTCATTTGTATCCATTATCAGCAGTTCCTCCGGATTTCCCCCTTCTCCCATCTTCATCGTAATGTATCCGTTTGTGGCTGTCTTGATCAGTTCGGAAGAATTATTTTTTGCTTCATTCAATATAGTACTCGCCTGCGGTATCTGCTCCTGAATGTCATTAGTCGCAGCAGATACCTGCTGCGTGTACGATTTCTTCTGGGTATTGCTGAGAGTGATATAATTCTTGTCATGCTCCTGCAGGTAGGTCACTTTTGCCTGCAGCGGGAATACTGTGGACATTCCAAAAGGTTCCGCCACGGCATGGATCATATCTCCCAGTTCAAGCCCGTCTATATCACTGTCAAGAATGGACATATCCAGGGCATTCAACTGCAGTGTAAGTTCCTCAAACTGATTACTTGCAAGCCATTCCTCCCCTTTTCTCTTCAGGTTTCCCGGTATGGTCACATCATCGAAATGGACCACTCTTCTGATCCATCCAAAACGGTCTACTGCTGCCTGGCTGAATACATAGTCTTTTCCATTGTTGACAGGTTTGATTGTGGCATAAGCATCCAACCCTTCCACTTCGCTGGTGTCCAGTCTGGCACCCAGCGGGATCACTGCCGTTGCAATGCTGTTCCCGTTCATGTTTGCTGCATATTCCAGCAGGTTTTCGCCAAATTCAATCTTCTGGTCACTTGTCCTCCCGTAATCCTCCAGTCTGACCAGATCCAGATACCGCTTCCCATTTTCCTTCCGGACACGCAGATATCCGTCCAGTCTTTCACAGAGTTTATCCCTCAGGGCAGTCAGTGTGTCCTCGTAATTCGTGTATCTGTACAGGCTGTCATTAGGATCCGTCACGGTCACCACACCGGCTTCAAAGCATTTCTTCTTTTCCACCTGCGAATTGTGCTGATGGATCAGCGTCTCAAAAAACTGCCTCACCGTATTATTCTGGTATCTTCCTTGCGGCTGTATGGAGTCAAACAGGAAGGCAAGTTCCCCTACCGCATACACTCTTTTGGTAAAATCCAGTGTTTCTTCCGTTTCTCGGACTTCCCCGTAAAAGATCTCCTTTCCATCCCGCACCACCTGAAGCATACTCCTCCGCGGCAGAATATCCCCATACAGCGGATTGCTCACCGGAACCTCCATCTCAAACTCACCGGAATCATTTAATGCCTGTGACAGCCTGGCATTTATAATCACATGCTGCTCATCATCGGGAAAATAAATCAGCTTTCCATCCAGATATACTTCATAAATCATAAAAACCTCCCTCTGTACCTGATCGCAAGCCGCCCGGTACCTCCAAACTCCAGCGTTACACTGTCCTCCCCTATCCTGATCTGGGGGAATCTGTATGTGCCGGGAATCAGCATCTCAAAAATTTTTCCATTATGGATCACCCTGAGTCCTGAAGATTCCCAGACTATAAATTCCGGAACTGACGGAACGCCTCCTCCTGCTATCAGGATTTTTTTGTTTGTATCCGTAATGGATAGATCCGACAGTTCCCTTATCACCCCTGTCTCAAAACTAAACGGATCCCACAGCCAATCGTCATCGGATGCCAATATATCGCACTTGAATGGTTCCGCCGTCCCTGACAATATAATCTTTCCGCTGATACGGTTACTCTTACTGCCATCCACTTCCAGGCGGCAGATATAATAAAAACTCAGGTCATTATCCGGTATCACATGGACCTTTTTTCCATGGATCCACATGGCAATCGCAGAAAGTGCCGTTGCCCATTTTTCATATGTGCCATCATACAGCACAAAAGAAAACTTCACACCTTTCCTGTTCTCATAGTTCACATTTCCCGTAACCTCCGACAGATCTATGTTGCCAGAGGCATAGGGAATATTGACCAGATATGTCTTCGGATCCGGCATCGGTATATACATGGATGTCATCTTTATTCCAAACTCACTTGTATGCTTCCCGTCTATAGTCAGTCCGAAACTCATTTATGTCCTCCTCAGGTTGATCCTTCCCAGCGCGTCATTTACCGGCTGCGCCATCATCTGTCCTGCTTTCCTGCCATCCAGGCACACCGCCATCCCGTCAACAGCATTTCTCATTTCCTGTCCCATCCTGCCATAGTCAATGGGTACGCCTGCTGCCGGAAGTGCTGTATATGCCCCTGCAAATTCTGCCCTTATGGATCCCGTATTGAGTGCCATGGATCTGTTCAGGGTATCATAGGGATCGTACTTTTCCAGCGGCTCATCCATACCGGCTACACACATCTCCCCGACCCATTTAAACTTTGTTGACGGGGAATGGATGCCCAGCGCACGCTTTGCTCCCTCAAGCAGGTCATTGGCAAGGTTCTTTACGCCATCCACAAGCCATGTCCAGCCTGATTTGATCCCGTTCCAGAGTCCTGTCACAATATTCCTGCCTGCCTCACTGAATTTGTACGCAAGGTTTATAAACGCCTTATTGATTTTGGATACAAGCTCCGGCAGCTTTGCAACCAGCGAAGGGATGTTTTTTATCAGTCCTTCTGCCAGGGTACAGATCAGCTTATGGGCAGCTTCCCACAGCTTGGGTGCATTGTTCACGATTGCCTGAACCAGTTTTACAATAATTTCAGGGATTTTTTCAATCAGTCTGGGAATTGCATTGACCAGTCCGACTGCCAGTCCAATAAGCAGCTCTATTCCGGCATCTATGATAAGGTCTATGTTATCAAGCAGTACCTCCACTATGGTAAGCACCACATCAACTATCTGCGGGATCAGATCCGGCAATGCCTGGGCTATCCCCATTGCCAGCTGCAGGAGGATCTGGACCCCTGCAGCTAAAATCTGCGGGAGCATGGCCATGACCTCATCGATCAGCATCATGATTATCTCCTGCACGGAAGCCAAAAGGGAAGGCAGCTCCTGTACTATCCCGGCCGCCAGCTGCAGGAGGATCTGTCCTCCCGTATCGATCAGGACCGGCAGCATGACCATGACTGCGTTGACCAGCATCGGGATGATCTCACCCAGCGAAGACAGGAATAAGGGAAGCTCTTCCGTTATCCCGGCTGCCAGCTGCTGGATGATCTGGATCCCTGCCTCGATCATAAGGGGAAGCATGGTCATGACCGCGCTGACCAGCAATGGGATCACCTCACCAAACGCAGACAGGATCGAAGGCAGCTCCTCCACCATCATGGAAACCACAGAGATGGCTCCCTCAATCAGCGAAGGCAGCAACGTCTCCATCAGCACAGGCAATACTGACACAAGTCCCTGTACCAATGCTGTGGCACCCTCCACGACCGGCCCGATCAGCTGTTCCAGCATCCCCGGAAGCATCTTTCCCAGCCTGGAGATCAGGCTCGGCAGTGTCTGCGCCAGCCTGGGAATGATCTCTCCCAGATTGTCAACAATGACGCCTGCCGCCGTACTGGCCGCATCTGCCAGCTCATCAACAGAACCGGAACCGGTCAGGAAATTCTCCCATGCCGCTTTCATGGAACTTACGGAGCCCTGGATTGTGGTAGCCGCTTCCTTTGCCGTCGTACCCGTTATGCCAAGCTCATCCTGGACAATATGTATGGCATCCACGATATCCGCAAAACTGGAAATGTCAAAGGTTCCTGCCTCGTATCCTGCCAGCTCCTCGGCATCCGCCAGAAGCCTTTCCATTTCCTCCTTTGTGCCGCCGTAACCAAGCTTAAGGTTGTCCAGCATGGTATAGTTCTGCTTTGCAAATCCCTGATAGGCATTCTGGATATTCTCCATGTCTGTGCCCATCTTGTTCGCGTTATCGGACATGTCTATGACTGCCCTGTCCGCATAATCAGCAAGCTTCCATGCCTTCTCATCGCCAAGGCTCTGCTTCAGGGATGCCGCAAAGCTTGTGACGGTCTCCATATACGCGTTTGCGGATAACCCTGCTGTCTTATAGGCCTCATCCGCATTCTCCAGGGCGGCTTCCTGCGTTTCCATCAGGGCCTTATACTCGTCCTGTACCTCATCAACGGACTTTCCTACCAGCTGTGCATACTCCTCGACGCTCTGTGCCCCCTGGGCGCCAAAAAGCGTCTCTATGCCTCCCTTTAACTGTTCAAAGTCGCCGACTGCATCAAGGGCAGATTTGGAGAGCGCCGCAAAGCCTGCCACCCCGGTACTGACTGCAGCAGCCGCTCCTGCAAAAACCTTTACAGATGCACTCCCGAGTGCCGAAAACGCACTTTTTGCCGTTTTTTCCATTCCCTGGATGCCGGAAACAAATGCCCCGCTATCTATTTTTGTGCCAAATATCAGCTCACCATCTGCCCTCTGACCACCACCTTAATCAAATATCCGGCTGAATTTATCCAGCTCCCTCTGCTCTTCCGGGGAAATCCTTATGATCTCCCAGTCCCTCTTTTGCTCCTCATAGATATCCCTCCGGGAGTCTGATTTCTCGTAAGCCCGGTATCCCATGATCCGGCACAGCATCTCATCCGCTTTTAAGCCCTTCAGGAGCGCCAGAAACTTATGCCAGTGCAATTCTTCAATGTCAACAAGATCAATGCCATACTGCCCCAGGAACGCGCTGTAGATATAGTCCGCATCCAGCTCATAATCCAGCAGGATGGCGCTGCTGCTCCTCGTGCCTCTGGGGAGCGGGGAAACAGGACGGCTGAATGCAAATAATTCCCGCAGGTCACAGTATGACGGTTTCTCACCCACGAACAGGTAGGAAATGTCCATCTGCCCTCCCCCTTGCAGCTTTCCTGCTTCGATTTCGAAGCGCATCCACACGCGGAAATCGGTATATATGGAAAAAGGCCTGCCGTCTATCCATACAACATTGGGCAGGTCCTTTTTTGTCAGGTCCATCATCTGTTCCCGGCCATCTTTTCCGCTGCGCTGGCCATGGATATGATCTTTTCAAGGGGGAGTCTGTTGAGCTGGTTTTTGCCCTGCTCGATGTCATAATCACGGACAGGCCGCTCATAGGCATCCAGCACTTTCCGGACGGTGACGGCGAGCTCTGAAAGATCGATCTCCTCCAGGTCATCAGACCCGAACATTTCCCTGCACTTCTCTTCTCCCACGGTATCCTTCATAAACCCGTGAAGCTTTTCAAATTTCTGGCGCACGGACAGACCCTTAACCCGGTCTACCTTTAATGCCTCATCCAGCCTTTCCATGACTGTCAGTGTCTTTTTAGGCAGGGCATAACTTTTGCCGCCTACAATAACGGTGTATTCCATCTGGTTTCCCTCCTCCGCTCATTTTTATTCTGTGAATACAGGCTTTTTGTCTGTGATGGTACATGTTCCGCGGGCAATGCTGTTGATGTTGAACTTGAAATAGATCTTCTCCGCCACGGAATCAAAATGATCCAGGATCAGTGTTGACCTGGTGTTCCATGCCCTGAATACCGGCGCCTCCTCCGTGCCCTCATTCCCATCAAACACGACCAGGAGATTCTTCTTGACTGCTTCCCCTGTGGGCAGGGTGAAAAACATCTCATAAAGGTAATCGAAGGCACTGTCACCCTTATTAGCCTGCAGCTCCTGCGCCAGTTCCGGCTTATAATAAGTGATGTCCGTTGTGGCCATCTCATCCTCAATAAAATTGTTGTCCTCCGTCTGTGCGTTTAATACCAGGTCAAACACGGTAGACTTCCCGATCCTTGCCCACACCGGTTTTTCCTCGGTACCGGTGTTCAGAAACGGGATTGTTTTGTGCTTTTTCAGCCTTGTTAATTCATTCACCTATATTTCCTCCCTTTCCCGCAGATATGTGATCGATAATGACATCTGGTATACCGTTTCCCTGTCCCCTGCTTCTGCGGGATAGGGTATGCCGGTCACGGAAATATCCCGGATCCTCCTCCCCTTGTCCAGCACAGGATAAGCATAGTTTGCGGAATAGTCGTCAACCCAGTAGGTAAGGTCTTCCAGCCATTCATCATTTTCCAGACGTTCCCTGTCAGACAGGGAAGCCTGTCTGGCGAAGAACTGATAGTACTCCGTGATCTCACAGCTTCCGTCCGTATACTCTTTCTTGTCCCTGCTGGGGCTTTTGAACAGGCCATACCGGTCGCTTCCTTCCGATACATGGTCTGTCTCGATCCGCAGGTTCTGATACCTGCCTAAAAAGTCCGAGACTGCCTTTGATATGGTCATTGTCATCCTCCTTTTGCGACTCTCTCCGCACCCGCCAGTATCTGCTTCTTGTACTGCTGTTTCATGCGCTCAAACCAGTAGTTCCCGCGCTCGGGGGCTCCCTGGAATTCGGCAGGCATGTAATACCAGCGGCGGGCATAATTGCAGTGATACTTCACTTGCCCATCCCCTATTGTTGTATGTTCCTTACCACTGTCGATCAGAAATCCGTTATCTTTCGGAACCTTCGGCTGACAGTATTCCAGGACCTTGGAATCAATGTATCTCTGTACCTTCCCATGCTCCTCAATGCCCCGGCTCCTCATGATCCTCCTCAGGTTATATTCCATGCATTTCAGGATAAAAAAATTTGCCATTATGCCACCACCACCTTGATATTCTTAAGGAATTCCCTGCCGGTATTGTCATTGACGCTTTGTATCGTCCCTGATTTCGGATATCTGTCCAGGAGGTCAGAAATACCCTGCCCCTTTTCCCCTGTTACCGGATCCGGTATCTCACCGCATATGATGCAGTCCTCTTCCCTTGATGGATCGAGTACCAGTCCCTCATAAGTACCTTCCGGAAATGTAATGGAGGCGTACCGGGCAACACTCACCTTCCCGTTTTCATTCTTTTTATCCGTTTTATCCGACCACTGGACGCCTTTTACAACAGTGCGTTTCCATTCCGTCTCAGATATCTTGTTGTAAAGAGTCACTGTATCCGTAAATAATGCCATCAGTATGCACCTGCCAGCCCTGTACCGGACAGCCACGCACGGATGCTCCCCTGGAGCTCGTTTCTGAGCTGCTCCCCGGTCTGGATCGTATAGCTCTCCGAATACCCGTCATTACTTACGCCGGACAGTCCTTTCCCCCTTCCGGACCGCATATCCTCCGTCATCTGGTCCATGACATTACAGATACATTCCTTCAATTGTTCGTAGCCAAAGGTATCCTCCGTGATGGCTGCCCACCGGATCGGCCCGGTGACCATGCGGACTTCTTTTTCAGCCAGCAGTTCTGCCTGGTTAAAATCATTTTCACTGACCTTGGAATGAAGGGAGCTGTAATACTCCCAGTCTACGATGTGGTCCATATTATGGCTCCCCCTGCTTCTATTTTTCCGCTTTTTCTGCTTTCCTGCCCGGTTGCACCGGTGCAACTTTTGCTTTCAGCTGGCCGTTCTCTTCCTGAAGCGACACATTCTCTGCTTTCAGCTGATTGTTCTCTTCCTGAAGCGATGCGTTCTCTGCTTTCAGCTGATCGTTCTCTTCCTCCAGGATCCTGATCTCCCTGACCAGACATTCTGTTTTGCTGTCCTTCTTTTCTTCCCCGACTCCGACTCTTCTCATTGTCATTCTCCTTCCTGTGCTGTCCTCTATGCCCTGCTATGCATATAGATTCCGGCCCGCTTATTTGCGTATCCGTCTACAATACCGTATTTGCGGTACTTGATGATATCCGCATCTGCGTCCGGATTGGCACTCGCAGGAATGATATTGCTCGCCACATGCTTGTCAAACTTGATGAGTGCAGGCTTATGGAGGATCATGAAATTGATCTCCGCCCCGCCTTCGGCTTTTTTGTAATGTCCAACTTCCTCCCCAGGACTCTTCCCGTCCAGCATTTCGATAGCTGTATAGAAACGGGCCTGGGGAACTTTCTTCTTTACAGGAAACTGTCCCAGGATTTCCCTCGACTTGGTAGTATCCAGCGCCATCACACTGTTAAGCAGTGTTGCAGTTGCGTACAGTATACGGTCTTCCTGGGGTACCTCGTCCTCATCCATCTGGTTCCATGCCGTAAGCAGCGCATCCAGGAACTGTGCCGGAGAATCAATGGTTCCTGTGGTCTTGGTTATATTCTCCAGTGATGCGATCTTGGCAAACGTGAAAGCATCTGCCTCCGGTGCCACCTTTTCCCTCATCAGTGTGGCACCAGCCATTCCAAATGCAAGGTTCCTGGATTCCTCGTTATCCATGACATCCACGGTGATCTTCGTGCCGCGGTCATAGTTAAAAGTCGCCGTTTTCCATTTAAGGTCTACCGCGCTGTTGGTATAGCCGGAATTACGGTCGTAATCTCCCAGACCGCCCACTGCGATCTGGGGATAAATGATCTCACTGGCATTTGACCCGGCTCTCGACATATTGCTTCCGGATCTTAAATCTGTCGTCACGGAAGCATTTCTGTACACTTCGTCCAACAGACTGATGTAATTTTTTGCAGGTGTGATACTATTGGGCATCTTAATTCCTCCTTGATTTTACTATGGTGCTATTTCTGCTGGTCTGACACAGGCGGAAGTCCCATGGCCGCACGCATCGCGGCGTCATTATCTTCCCCCGTCTTCCGGAATGACCCGATGGGATCCCCGGATCCTACAACGGTTGCTTCAGGATCCCCAAACAGCATCTTACTGTCCTCTGCCTCGGAAAGTGTCTTCAATGCTGCTGCCACATCTTCTTTCTGGTTCTTGGATGCTTTCAGTGTATCCACATCCAGCAGTGCCGTAATGGCCCTGACATTCTTCCCCTTGGCCGCAAGGATGCTTTCCCTGACCAGGTCGTTGAAATCCCTGTCAGCTATCTGTTCCGCATGTTCCTTATCTTTCTTTTCCAGCTCTTCCTTAAGGTCAGCTATCTGTTTCCGCTGGGCTTCCGGATCCACACCGTCGAACTTTTTCAACTTTTCCTCTGTGACAGACACTTTTTCCTGGGCTACCTTCAGGTCATCCTGCGCTTTCTGCAGGTCATTCTTTATCGGCTGCATGTCCGCATCGTTCAGATCACACACGGCATCTGCCTGCTCTTTGGTAAGTCCCAGTTTCTCCAGATCTTCTCTTTTCATCTTTTTTCTCCTTTTAACGATATTTTTAACGAGGTCTATCTGCCTCCGGAATGGCGGACTGGGGATCCGAGCCCCAACCTGCAGCTGAGGACGCTGCTGTGCTGCCATTACACTAATCCGCAATAAAAAAAGAGCTTCAACAGGATCAGCTGACTGATTCCTGCTTTGGCTCTTCGGCTCTCGTTGATATATTAACTTCTCTTTTACATTTTTTGCAGTACGCCGGGAAATTGATCAGTACCGTGTCCCGATACAGTTTTATGAAATGCGGATTCCCACATTTCGGACAGGCTCCCCAGTATGATGTTTTGCCCATAGGCAGCACACCCTTTCCTAAGTGCTGTTTACGATTTCATACTTGAACTATATCACACCAAACATACATTTGCAATCGGAAAATATAATTCCGTGCCGCAATTTATTCCGATGTCTCCCTGGTACCAGCACTCTTTTTCCATGCAGCCGTCTTTTTCAGGTCTGATGTGCCGCTTATCACCCTCAGGCGGTTCTCTTTTTCCCTGATGCCTACTTTAATGCTGAAATCAGAGTATTCCGCCCTCTGCCTGCGGAGTCTGGCACGGAGCTCCTTCAGTTTTTCCTGATTCCCGTCAATTGCTTTCTGGGCTTCGATTTCCCTCTTGGTGGCACGGATGCCGCGTTCCATCATCCTCTGGCGCTGTGTCGCCTGATAATAATCATACGTCCTGCCATTTACCTCCACAGGGGCAGGCTCTTTGACATCCTTCGGTATCTTATCCCCTTTCCAGTAAGGGTGGAAATCATGCGTACAGTTCACACCCTTTAGTCCTCCGGCCGTCCCGTAGCCGGTCTCTTTCCGGAAATCAGGATACTTTTTATCTTTTCCGGAATAGGAGAACACTTTGTTCTGCCACGGGACATGTTCAGGCCTGCTGCCGACATGCTGTGATGTGATCACCAGATCGACCCCCGTACTCTCCAGGTTCATCTCCGTGATCCTGCCTGCCAGCTGACTTGTACCGGTCCTGACACACATCCTGACAGCGGTATCCAGCTGGTACGACCTGCCGCTTTCATAGTCGATGCTCCGCAATCCGCTCTCCGCAAGGCGCTTCACACAGTCATTTACCGCCTGATCGTAGGACCAGGTGCCGGTAGCGACTTTCAGGGTTGCCAGGTCGATCTCCCTCTGGTAGGCTTCCATCACCCCGGTCATTCCGAGGACGGTATTCCGGAATCCCATGGTGCGTGTCAGGTTCCGCAGTTCTCCTACCGTCTGGATCTGGGCCGCCCTGATCAGCTGGCTCAGGGCATTCGGCTTTTTCAGATCCACACCGTGCTCCGCCCACATGGACAGGTCATTGTTCCATGACATGTTCCCGGCTTCTGCTATCAGCTGCTTCCCTGCCTCCTTTGCTTTTTGGACGGTCTCCTCTATGATGTCCTGGATTTCCTGTTTGTAGGCCTTTGTATTCTCGGCAACCACCCTCTGGAATTCTTTGTCTGCCCGCAGGAATTTCAGCACCTCCGCCTGTATTTTAGCCGCGGAATAGCCATGTTCCACCATGACCTTGGCCATCAGTTCCGCCGTCTCCGTGTATCGTCCGGTCTTTTTTACACGCCGGGCAATATCTGCTATCACTTCACTTTCCATCTGGTCGAAAAGGCCTGTCAGGTATCTGTCTCCCAGAATTTCGATCTGTTCCCGTGTCAGTCCCATCCCGTTACCCTCTTAATCTTCCATGTCATCATCGGGCTCATCTGTCCTCATCCTGCCTTCATTGATATATTTTTCTGCCTCCTCATCCGTCAGATTATACTTTTCCCTGATATAGTTGAATCTCAGCCACGGTATGTCCGCAAAGGATAAGGCATCTGCCCTCATTGTCTCCAGCTCCGTTTCCCGGTCCGTAATGTAGGAATCATCAAACCCTATGTCCAGCGGCTCCCCCGGATCATACTGTGCCCCCTGGAACTGCACGGCAAACCACAGGGCTGCATGCACGATATCCGTGATATATGCCCTTGCCTGGTTTCTCTGCTTGTTCAGCTCCTGCAGACAATCCTGTCTGGTGCCTACATACTCCGTTGCTGTAGTGATCTTTCCGTTTTCAAAGGTATATTTTTTAGTTCCATACCCAAAACTCATGGACAGCAGGGACAGGATCAGTTCAAATGCCTTCGTGATCTGCTCTATCCGGATCTCGGGATTGTACTCCTGGACAAGGGTCTTTTCCTCCGGAAGCCTTTCGCCCAGCAAAATGAACAGCTCCTTCTGCTGGGGTGTCAGATATGGCTGGCCTTTCTGATCCTTCTGGATGCAGGCAATCAGCTCATTAATAAACACCAGTTTCTGTCCTTTGTCGATGTCCCCATATAAAATGTTGTAACACAGGTCCATCGCCTTGAAGAGAGGTATGGAATTATATATCTTCGGCAGGCCGTATCCTTCCATGTTGTCAAGGTTGTTTACCTCGGCATTGGTCATGATGGCAAAAGGCTTCACGTTTCCCAGCTGCAGCTCACTGCTTTCCTCCCCGATCTGTCTGCCATAGGCATCAAATACCACCGTCTCCGCCCTGTAATATCCTTTTTCCAGCGTGAATATCACCAGGGTAGTCTTTTCTTTTCCCCTGGCTCTGCCGGTTCCGCAGAAGGCACACTCTGTTACCAGTCCGTTATCCACCGTCAGCGGTATGATACAGTCTGCATCCACATAATTGATCCGGATGCTGCCTCCCCTTACAGACAGCTGCCCGGAGCTGTCCTGGAGGTAATCCGCATCCCTCAGGTAGATGTATGCCCCTACCGTGCCGGTGGCAGATGTCTTTTCCAGCTGCTCCCTGTAACGCACATCAAACCGGTTATCCCTTAAAAACGCCTCAATAAATTCCTTTGCGCTGCTGCTTTTTTCCGGCGCCACGGAAATGACCTCGCACAGGTTCGCGTCATCCGCACAGCAGCGCTTTGCAAAATTCATCCGGCTCAGAGTGACCTCCATCCCGTTCAGATTTTTTCTTTTGTGAAAATCATCTATCATCCGGTTTGCATACCAGTCATCACATGTCCTGATAATATCCAGTGCCTTGCTGTTGACCGGATACTCCCTTTTTTGCAGATATGCCTTTGCATAGTCTTTCATACTTTTCCCTACCTTCCCAAGTCTATATATTCGATGAAATCCAGCAGACAGTAGCAGAACGCATCCCACCAGTCATTACAGTTTCCTATGTTCTTGTCCTCCGGAATATTGGGCTTCTTTTCATCCCATTTGAGGCGTCCCAGTGCTTTCCTCAGGAGTTCACATCTGCTGTTTATTTTCAGCCTGCCCGTGTTCAGCAGTAAATCTGCTGTCCTCGGACGGTCCTCTACTTCATTCTTCCGGCAGCCTTTGATATGGTTAAAAGGAAGTCCCGCCTTTCTGGCAGCGCTCCGCAGGCTGTTGATCATGGTCGTGCTGGCGGAATCCGGGAATACCCAGTCCACACGGCCATACTTTTCCATGCACAGGAGGTAGAATTCTATGAATTTCTCGCATATCCTATCTGCATCTATATCTTTGGACAGCGGGATATGGGCCTCCTCTGCTGCCCGAAACTCCTGATAGCCGTTAAAGTAAAGCGTACAGACCATGGTGGTCATGGATCCATTCCCGCCAAAATCAACGCCGATCACCACTTTGGACGGGATCCGCTTTAATCCGCCTTTATAAAACAATTCCTCATCCGTATAAAGGTAAGGCTTGTTATCCTCTGCAAATCTCCGGAAGATGATTCCCTCTGCCACAGCTCGGTCTCCCTTGATATCCCTTTTATACCAGACGCTGTCTTTCTGGTATGTGGTCAGGAGGCTCCTGATCTGTGCATCGGTCATGCTCATATTGTCGACCAGCGTGAAGTGGCCGTAATTATACCCGTATAACGGATTTTTATCCTGCTGCCCCTCATGGAATTTCAGGATGTCCGTATAATACCAGTGCTCTTCCTCCTTGGGGTTAAGGTCGTGGAATATCTTCCGATTCCGGCTGGACAGTGTACGGTCAAAGACTTCCTTCAGGAAGTTTTTATGGCACTCATTTGCCTCGGTCACATAGGCCATGCCGTAGGTATTTCCCTTGATCAGCTTTTCATCCCCGTCTTTTCCCCCGCCAGAAATCAATACTACCTTCTCCCCGATCCTGGTCCGTACATAGACACAATCCCGGTCCTTATATTTTCCCTCATGGCAGCGGCCTTCGAAGTAATTGAGCAGGCCGTATCCGTCACAGTCCAGAATATTGAGCTTTGCTGCGGCCACGGAAACACCTGCTGCCAGATGGATCCTGTTTGGATGGTCCTCCAGCAGTGTGCAGAACGCCATGGTCGCCAATACGTTCTTGCCTCCACGCTTCCCGCCTTCCGCCACGTTGAACCATGCTGTAAGGCTGCGGAGGAAGAAATCATATTGCCGTTTGCTCATCGGCGCCGGTATGTTCATGTCCCTGATCTTCCTCCTCAAAATCTTCTATGTTGCGGTTTTCTGCCGGATGCTGCAGGATATCAGCAATGGTCTGCATGTTCTGGAGTATTTTCTCAGCATCGGAATCACCCATCTCTGCCCGTTTGCGGTCATATTCTGCTTTATACCGGTCGTCCGGGTGCATTATAAAATACTTGGAAAGCCAGTCCATTGCCTTCTGCCGGTCTGCCAGTTTGATGGATATCCCATTTTTTCCTTCCTTTATTTCCTGGATCAGCTGGGTATCCGTCTGGTCAGATTTCTGCAGCACTACTCCGGCAGGGCCAAAAGCTACATAATTTCCCATGTCAGCAAAGGCAATCCTCATCTGGATCTCTACTATGTCTCCTGCATCTGCAACTATCTGCTGGCATTTTATCCTTTTGAGCCGCTCTATCTCTGCTTTTACACAAGGTTTGACAAGGAGTTTGTACCCTTCTGCATTGGCGGTATTATAATTGCAGGAATGCGTTTTCAGGTAGCTCTGGGTGGCGTTGAACGTCCTGCTGTAGAGGATGCAGAACATCTGCTCTTCCGGCGTCAGCGCCTCATTCCCCAAAGTGCTTTCTGTCCCGTCATTTATTCTGCATTTTGTGGCTTTTGTTTTACTTCCCGAACGTTCGTTTTTCGAATCCGAACGTTCGCCTTCCCACCGGTAGGTATTTTTCCATCGGCGCACGGTGCCGGAAGGGACGCCAAGCCGGGCAGCAATATCCACCAGCTTCATTCCGCTCTCATACAGTTTTTTTGCTTCATCTGCTAATGGATTTTTCTTTGCAGCCATGCAGCTTTTCCCTCCTTTCCGCCGGTCTGACAGACAAAAAGAGCCAGGGAACAGCTCTCCTGCTCCTTGGCTCTCCGGCTCTTGTTACGAGTACTTATTTAAGATATTATACAATTGTGGATGAATAAAATCAATCATTTGTTGCACCGGTGCAACTCACTATATTTCCACCTGACGGCTGCTGCCATAAGGGCATTTTGTCCTGATCCGGTTGCATCCAGAACTGATCCGTTATATAATAAATCCACAGCATCGGTTCTGGGAAGAGTGCGGAAACGCATCGCCAGTGTCTCGGTTCACACATTGATTATCCCGGAGAACACTTGGCGGCTGATGCTGCCTTTAACTGTCTCCTGCCCCGGTCTGACTCTTCAATGCTTCCTCAGCTTCGGCTTGCGTGAGAAATATCCTATAAAAATCTAAATACAGCTTATCTGTAAGAATGTTTTCAAGATGACAAATTACTCCATCATAGGAATCATATTTAAATAGCACATCCCCGTCTTTGCAAATAACTATATTTTCTATGGTGAACCACTCTATTTCTTCATTTTCAACTGTATCAATGCGATACAGCGTATCCTGCCTTGCACGGAAGCTTCAGCAGCAGGCCCTGTTCCTCCAGGTCCTCGTATTTTCCTAACTTTTCACATACTTTTTCCTGAAAACCGCATTTATCGCATTTTGAACTATACCCGACTCCATCACATTCTTTGAAACAATCCGGATAATAATATGCGGTATCTGATTCATTTCTTTTTGTTAACCTCTCCATACATTCTCCTTTCCAACCAAACCCTTACCGTCAGTCAAACAGGGACAGCTGTTTCCAGGGCGGTTCATAATTCATCCAGACCACTTCCTGTCGCGGTTTCCCTCCCTCCGCACAGCTGGCAAAGCATTCCCTGCCCCATCCCTGCAGGTACCCATTATACATTTCCGACTCGTAGCCGGATATCATGATCCTGGCCCTGCTCTGCAGGATGGTCCTTAGCAGCTCCTCATGGTCCGCGTCCGTCATCTCATGCCGGTACTGCCTTGCTGTCCTGGTGCCCAAAAGATACGGCGGGTCAATATACATGAAAACATCCGGATAATTGAAGCGCTTTATAATCTCAACGGCCGGCCGGTTATCTATCTGGACGCACCGCAGGCGTTCAGCGGTTTCCAGTATGCGGTCCGGGAGATTGTACCAGTCCCGGAGGGCATACATGCTTTCCCGCCCGTGTACATCGTTTTTCCAGCCTGCCATGCAGCCGTTTACCCGGAACCCGTGACCCTGCCAGCACCTTGTAAGAAAATCCGCTGCCCTTTTATACGGGTCTTTTTCGCCTTTGGCATAAAACGCCCGCCCATACTCATATCTGCTATAGGGAATGGCCGCAACAATGGCGGCCAGTTTCTCTGGGGAATCCCGGATACATTGAAACAGATTCGGCACATCATTATCCAGATCGTTGATAAGCTCAATATCGCTCGGCAGCTTTCGGAAGAACACGGCACCGCTGCCGAAATAGGGCTCGACATAACTATGATGTGGTGGTATCAGCCCCACCATTTTTCCGGCTGTATTCCACTTGCTGCCGGGATATTTAAGTACTTTCCCCATCTTATTCCCCCCACATGTACCTTCCGGCGATCCCGATGGCGACTGCTGCCGCGCCGAAGATTACCAGTACCGCCCCTATGGCTGCTGCCATTATTATCTT